ATCCAGATGACAAGATATCAGGTGGACAAGGTTTTATCTATGCAAGTAGTATTGTTGTGGCAATGAAAAAACTAAAACTCAAAGAAGACGAAGACGGTAACAAAACAAGTGAAGTACATGGTATTAGATCAGCTTGTAAAGTTATGAAAACTAGATTCAATAAACCATTTGAAGGTGTACAAGTTAAGATTCCATATGAATCAGGCATGGATCCTTATAGTGGACTTATCGATCTATTTGAGAAAAAAGGTTTATTTGTCAAGCAAGGTAATAGATTAAAATATGTTGATAGACTGGGCAAAGAACATATACATTTTAGAAAACAATGGACTGGCGAGAAGTTAGATTTAGTTATGGCTGAGTTTAATGAATCAACGTCAAAATTAACTACAGGAGAAGACGCAGAAAATGATGACGCAGACAGAAATAGAGCTTCTAGTCGAGACATGGCAGAAACTGAGTAACTATGTTCCTGTAAAGGATAGGTTAGACGCCGCTAAAGCCTTTGTGATATTACTAGATGAGTATGGGTTAGATGATCAAGCTCAACAAGAGTTCAAAGATGTTGACGATTATCTAGCTGATGCTATTGATGAATACTATCAAGATACAGATGATGATGAAGACTACTCAGAAGATTATGGTAGTGAGTCAGAAAGTGATGATTATTAATGGCAAAATGGTATAATACAGTTTCACAAAACTTGAGCAAACTTCCTGATTGTATAGACTACTTTGAAGATCAATTAGAAGAAGCTAGAGTAGAAACTGGTATGAAAGGAAATATTGAAAAGAATGCTAGTAATGTTCCTGGAATAGTAGAACATAGATTCAATCAACTACAAGAAATTGAAGCTATCTTAGAATTTCTAAATATCAAACTACGACAAGTAAAAAGCAAGTACTATAGAACATATTTAGAAAACTATCAAAGAGCTTTGACATCAAATGATGTAAAAAACTACATTGAAGGAGAACAAGAAGTAGTGGATACTTCTAATTTGGTAAATGAGTTTGCATTATTACGTAATAAGTTTTTAGGATTGCTAAAAGCTATTGATTCAAAGCAGTTTCAAATTAATAACATTGTAAAATTAAGGGTAGCAGGTTTAGATGATGCTGAATTATTTGCAAAAAAATAATTTTGTGTTATAATAATATATGAGAACAATACTTTTTATAACAATACTGTTGGTAATACCAATATTGTTTTGGACAACTGATTTAATAGAAGATCCGCCTAAACAACAAAGTAAAAAAGTCGAAACATTTATTAAAACAGAACATTCTGTAATAGAAGTAGTAAAGTATAAGGATCATAAGCATAAGTTTATTCATACAATAAAAAAATGCTTAGATAAAATAGAAGAAGATATGCCGAAAGATAAACTAATACCGACTGCATTAATAATAGCTCAAGCGGCACATGAGTCAGGTTGGGGAACATCTAGATTTGCCAAAGAAGCATATAATATTTTTGGCATTCGTACTTGGGATAAAAACGAGAAGCAAATAAAAGCTAGAGGCAATCCGGACGCAAAATGGGGAATAAAAGTTTTTAGTGATTGGTGTGACTGCACAGCATATTATTATGATTTGTTAAATCGTCACCCAGCATATGAAGGTTTTAGAACAGCTAGAGGAATGATGTTGAAATTTGAAGAAAAAGCAGATGCTATAACACTAGCAAAATTTCTAACTGAATTTAGTGAACTAGGACAGACATATACACGAAGAATTGAAACAACAATACATCAATTGAATGAGAAATATCTAGATGAGCACGGCAATATTAAAAATTAAAGACGAAGTAAATGTCAAGTTCGAAGGTCTAGATGTATCTACTAGACGTAAAATTTCTGATAAGTTAAAGTTTTTTGTACCGTATGCGTATCATTTACCTGCATACAAGCTAGGTAGATGGGATGGTAATATACGTTTTTGTGATATAGGTGCAAGAACTTATTTAAATTTGCTAGATAGAATATTACCTATCATTGAAGAAAATGGATATGAAATTAAAATTGAAGATTATAGAAAAAATATAGAAATTTCTTTTGATAAAATTGATAATCAATATTTTTCCGATAAGGTATGGCCAGCAAATCATCAGTTGGCAGGAGAACCAATTATATTAAGAGATTATCAAGTACAAGTAATTAATGATTATATCAGCGATCCACAAAGTTTACAAGAAGTAGCCACAGGTGCAGGTAAAACAATTATAACAGCCGCATTATCAAAAATGTGTGAAAAATTTGGAAGAACGATTGTAATTGTTCCTAACAAATCACTTGTTACACAAACAGAAGCAGATTATAAAACAGTTGGTTTAGATGTTGGTGTATATTTTGGAGAACGTAAAGAGCTAGGACATACTCATACTATTTGCACTTGGCAAAGTTTGAATAATTTACACAAGAAATCAAAAAAATCTGAAGCTGATTTTCCTATTGATGAGTTTTTAGATAATGTATCGTGCGTTATGATAGATGAGGTACATATGGCACGTGCAGACGTGCTTAAAACGTTATTAACGGGGCCTTTTGCGGATATACCTATTAGATGGGGATTAACAGGAACGATACCAAAAGAAGAATTTGAACAAGTAAGTTTAGAAGCATCAATTGGTAAAGTATCAAACAAATTATCAGCAAAAGAACTACAAGAAAAAGGTGTGTTAGCAAATTGTCATGTTAACATCATACAAACACAAGACATGAGATCATTTAGAAGCTATCCAGAAGAAGTAGCATATCTAGTAAGTGATATAACTAGATTACAATTTTTAAGTAATCTAATTGAAGAAATGCGTCCGGGTGGAAACACATTGATACTAGTTGATAGAATTAAGTCAGGTGAAGCACTAGCAGACCTGATTCCAGATGCAGTTTTTATACAAGGTAAAACAAAACTAGAAGACAGAGAAGAAGAATACAGCGAAGTGGCAACAGAAAAACATAAAGTATTGATTGCAACATACGGTGTTGCGGCTGTGGGTATCAACATACCAAGAATATTTAACTTGGTGCTTGTAGAACCCGGAAAGAGCTTTGTAAGGGTAATACAAAGTATTGGAAGGGGTATAAGAAAAGCAGAAGATAAAGATCATGTACAAATTTGGGACATAACTTCTAAATGCAAGTATTCAAAAAGACATTTAACAACAAGAAAAAGGTTTTACAAAGAAGCCAATTACCCGTATACTGTAAGTAAGGTAAACATATGAAAATTTTAACACCAGATAATTGTAGTTATAATCTAAACAAAGTTCCTGAACTCGTTGATGATCTTCAGTACTGCGTACTAGATACTACAAATCCAAAAAATATTGATTTCTTTTTTATTCCATTAATTTTTTTAGAGTCATTTAATGCACCTAGTATGGTACTAGAAGTAAACGGTATTAATATCCAAATGCCAATCGATTGGAGCATAATGGTAATTGAAAGAGAACTAGGACAATGTGAGATGGTTCCGTTAACAAGTTTAAATGACAGAGGATTTGAAGCATTAACAATGAATCCATTAACAACAGGACTAATAAAATCAGCAGAAGTAAAAGTAGTAAATGTATTCCAAGAAGTGAAATGGTATTTTCCAAAACTTAAATTTGGACATATTATTTCTGTTCCATTGGGCGATGGAGAAAATCCAGACTGCTTATATTTTGCAAAGGATATTAATCAATTACCAGATACAATGGATGTAGGATCTTTCTTTTAATGGCAAAAAAACAATTAAACTTAAATCAGATGTTGTACAATGTTGACATTGGCAATATGGATTGGTATGACAGTTTAGATGAAGAAGAAAAAAAGTCGTTTTCTCCTTATGTAGCTATGCGTTTTGTATCAAGTATTAAAGGAAACAAATATTTACAAGAGTCATATATTGAAAATGTCAATGAATTTTGTAATAGAGACTTTTCTACTTTACAGAAACATCATGATACTAGTAGGTTGTTTTGGAAGCTATTATGTTTATGTGGATCTGGTAAAAAAATGTTTCATCCGTGGATCAAAGCACCCAAAGGAAATAAACGTAAAAAAGGAAAAATAGAAGAATTTTTAGCAGAAGTTTATCCAAATGCAAAAAACGATGAACTACAATTACTAAAATCTATGTTGACAAAAAAAGAAATTTCACAATTAGCCAAAGATGCTGGATATTCAGATAAGGATATTAAATTAATAAAATGATTGATAAAAAACAACTAGACAGAATTGAAAAGAAATTAGATAAATTGGAAAAGAAACTTGATAATCATATTGAAGAAATATGGACGGTTTATAAACCTATAAAAGAATTATTAAAGAAACTAGAAAGATTTAGATTATGGTAGAACACTTAATGGTACAACAACAAGTTAAAACTGTATGGCAACACATGGTTGGTGTGATGTGTCTAAACCTTACATATAGGAAACAAGTTAAAGAAGTATTACCAAAGTTGTTTAAAAGATATCCTAATCCAAAAGCATTTTTAAAAGGTAGGATAAAAACACAACAAAATATGTTGAAGCCATTGGGTATGTGGAATGTTAGAACAAAAAGAATTAGAAAAATGAGTGAACAATTCCTCACTTGGGATTACAAAGAAGCATCAGACTTGCATGGTATTGGCAAGTATGGCAGTGACAGTTACAAAATATTTTACAAGAATGAGATACCAGATGACGTGCAAGACAAAGAATTAAAAAAATATATAGAAACATTATGAAAAAACTTTTACTTTTTATTGAACGTATTCCATTATTACACGCACCAGGATATTTCCTTGCGTTAGTAGGAGTGATATTAATTATTTTGACAGTGGTATTATGAAAATTTGTATAATATTTGGACATTACAATACTAAAAATTCTTTCAATGCGGCCATACGAGACACCTTTATTGAAGAAGCAGAAAAGTGTGGACATGAAATTGATTTGATAAATTTGTTTGAAGAAAAAGAACAACTACCTTTTTACAACTCATCAATCAATCCGCCACCACAACTTGTTTTAGATTACAGAAAGCGATTAGAAAATAGTGATGTTATGTTCTTAATTGGATCATGTCATAACTTAAGAATGCCTAGCATATTAGAAAACTGGGTAGACTGGGTGCTACACCCTAAATGGTTTTTTAGTTACAGGGCATTAGTTCCAGGCAGTAAGTTCTTTAAGAACTATGGATATCCTGTACCTGGTGCAATGAATAAGAAACTAGGTTTAATATCTATAACTTATGGAGGACCTATGGTCACTTACTTTAATTTCAGTCTGTTTGACAATATTCCTTATAGGAGGATTAAGAAAGCGGTTTTTAATTTAGGTGGTATGGTTACAAAGTATATTAGATTTTATTCTGTATTACCAGATATGGACAAAGAAGATTTTGATAAACACATGGAAAGGGTAAGGAAACTTGCTAGGAGTTTAAATCCAAACAAAAAGAAAAAAATTAGTTGGTGGGGATAATGACGTTTACTTGTAAATTCTGTAACAAAACATTTGGGTCAGAGCATACATTGATTGCTCATATGTGCGAACCAAAAAGACGTTGGACAAATAGAAATGACAAAAATGTTCAATTGGCTTTTAGATGTTATCAGCACTTTTGGAGAATAACTTCTTCAACCATGAAAACTGAAAGAAATTACGAAGACTTTATGACTAGCAAATATTATACTGCATTTGTAAAGTTCGCAAATTATCTTTCTGATGTGTATGTGTCGTCAATTGAAAACTATGTTGAATGGTTATTAAAGAATAGAGTTAGGGTCGACAGATGGTCAACTGATACAGTATATGAAGAATATATCAAAGAGTATGCTGTGAGAGAATCAGTTGACAGAGCAGTTGAAAGAACAGTACTCACGATGAAATCGTGGGGAGAACAAAATCATATGCCATGGAATACATTTTTTACAAAATGTTCCAAGCCAAGAACTATACATTTGATCAGATCTGGAAAAATATCACCATGGGTATTGTATAATTCAAACTCTGGGTTACAGTTTTTAGAATCGCTAACACCACAAGAAATGATCATGATAGAAGACTATGTGTCACCAGCACAATGGTCTAGTAGATTTAACCAAAGCAAGGAGGATGTATCTTTTGTAGTGGAAATTACAAAAGCATCGTTTATATAATGACAAAATTAAGTAAAAAAGAAATATCAGATTTGAATTCTATAGCTACTGCAATGACTTTATCAGAAACTGAAAGAAAACACTTGATTGAAGAATGGGGAAAATTACAGGTGTTAGTCAAGGTATCTGATAAAGAAAAATTTGATAAAAATAAAACACTTATTCAAAATGCATTAAACGAAATGGAAAGTTTGGGAAAAAGAGTCAAAATGATTGAAATATACATGGGCTCTTTGAAAAACAGACTGGAAGAACAATTGAATAGTAATAAAAAACAACTGAAAGATATTAGTAGAATCAAGATATGAAAATAGCTAAAACTGATATAGATATTGATACAGCAGATAGAGAACAGGTGTTAAAACACTTGAAACACATTCCAGCTGTTATCAAAGAAAAGGATAGAATGAAAAAACACAACACAGGTGTTTATTTTACTGATATTCCAATCAATCCTTTATCTAAATTTTCTAATATTGAATATAAAGAAGCAGAAGAAAGAGGATATTTTAAATTAGATATTTTAAATGTCTCTCTTTACAAAGATATCAAAGATGAACAGCATTTAGACAAGCTAGTATCACAGGAGCCATTATGGGAATTACTAGAACAAGAAGACTTCAGCAAACTATTATTTCACGTAGGAGATCACAGTTCCATTTTAAAAACAATGAAGCCAAAAACAATAGAACAACTGGCAATGGTATTGGCAGTGATAAGACCAGCAAAAAGATACTTGTTAAACAAAACTTGGCCAGAAATTGAAAAAGAAGTTTGGGTCAAGCCAACAGATGGCAGTTATTATTTCAAGAAAGCTCATGCAGTGGCTTATGCTCATGCAATAGTGGTACAGATGAATCTAATTTGTGAAGGTGCT